CTTTAAATTCTCCTGGTTGTATGTTTGCGGCATCATCTTTTACTCTGACACCTCTTTGCTTAAATCCTGCGGGTAGGTTGGATAATGTTCCAGCGTCTAACAACTGACGGAGAGCCGTAGTTGCAGTACGACTCAATCCGCCAATCATATGAATTAATCCTAAGCCATAAAATCCTAGTCCTGGCAGAAATTTGAAGTGGACAAAATATTGGATTTTATTTTTCTTTGGATCATTGGGCGCAAAGTTTCGTCTAATAGACAAAACTTTCCTACTGCCTTCTTCGATTGTAACGACGTAAGGCAATTTTATTCCCGTTGGCTCTCCGTCGGGGCCAAGGTCTTCAAAACCTTCCAAGTCTAGATTAACGTGGCATTCTAGAATTGTATATAAGGCTTCAGTTCTTTGGGATTTTGTAACTCCTTCTACTTCTCTCTCTTTTTCTTCTAAATCATTTGTGTTTGTATCTGTTGGTTTTGTCAACTCGATGTCAGAATAGAAACCAGATACCATCTGTTTTCTTAATTCGTTTTCTGACATCTTGACAACGTGGATGACTGATTCTGCATCGTCTAATGAGGTAGCCGTATACGGAACAATTAAGTCATCTGCTGGAACAAACTTAGAAACAGCTCGTCCCAATAAATCATCATAATAAATTTTTTTAAAAGTAGAACCTGAGAGAGGTAGGTAGAATAACATTTGATCAAAATCAGATTCATATTCTTTCATCTGATCCATGATCTGATAGTTCATAAAATTTTTAACTCTTTGTGCTTGCATTTCTTTTTGTGGGTCTGATTTACCCATTACCATTGTTCTAACGGGTCCATCTGCAGGCAATAATTCTTTGTAAGCTAAAGCTTGAAACTGTGTAACTGCTTCTGCAAGAACTGGGTGAGTTGCACCACTTGCTCCTTGAAACGGTTCTGTTCTGTTTGTGTATTTAAATCCTAGTAAGCTTAAACCTTCTATGTATGCTCGTTCCCATTCTTTACGAGACATTTTATATTCCATGTAATCTTGTTGTAACTGATTACCCATGGCATCAGTATCTTCTTCTGGAAGTAATTCGTTTAGATTTGCAAAAGGATCTCCGCCATCTGGCATTTGCATTGCACTAGGGTCAAAATCAATTGTAGCCCCTTCTTCATCTTCTGTAACTTCTACTGGTCCTTTTTCTGTCTCTAAAATTTCCTCAACGTTAACCTCTTCTGCAACTTCTTCAGGTCGTTTATCGTTAGGGAGAGACTTATCTATATCTGCCATATATTTTCTCCTAGACTTTCTTAACTTGTTTTGGTGGTAATTTCAACCCCTGTGATAGCGGTCCCTTTTTAGGGGGTACTGCCCACCATTTATAACCAGGATTAGCTTGAAGCTTTTGTGCTAAATTTGGTTTTTTGTTTGTTGGTTTATTTTTTATTGACATTTAAACTAGCTATGCCTCCTTCCGAATATTGTGTACCTAACATACCTGGTTGTTTAAGTACATCTTTAAAGTATTCACTATTTAGACCTAATTGAACTTTATCTACACCTTTATCTGTGTAATCTAAATTATTTTGTTCTAAAAAATCTATAATTTCTTCACGACTATATGTTCTTTTGTTTTTAGCTATTCCAGGATTAAAATCAACATTTCCATATTTTCCTGGTTTGTAAGAAGGACCTTCAGCTTCCATTGCTTTAATTCTTTCTGGTAAAACTTCACCAGTATATGATGAAGTAGGTGAAGTGTAATAAGGATTTTCTGTTCCAAATAATCCTGATGACAAAGAATTTGCATCTCGTTTAGCAAGAAGCTCTCCTTCTTTTGATTCTAATAAACCTCTAGCATACGGATCTTGAACACGTTCTGACAAAGTCATATAATCTTTTCCTTGCGCATTATATTCTGCAATTTTATTTCCAATAGCGTCTATTTGTTTTTGTGCTTGTGCAGCTGAAGCACCCTCATCCCCATAACCCATCATGTCTACCATTTCGTATTGATCTTTATTTTGCGTTTGACTATACTTTTTATTATATAAATTCATTACACGATCTAGATCTCCCATATTGCTAAAAAGACCAATTAACATTTCTTTTTCAGGTCCATCTGACATTTTTAAAATATCTGCTCTTTTTAATTTTTCTGGATCAGCTTTTGTTTTATCTCCTGCTGCATAATGTAATAATGTTTTGTTGGCTGCTTCTTTAAAAGGTGTGCCTGATGTAATTGTATCATAACCTGCAATCCCTACTTCAAATACTGGAAGTGCTGCTAAAGCAACAGGACCAAAAAGTTCTGCCATAATTCTAGCACCTATTCCCGTCTTACCAATTTTACCAGCAGTCTCTGCAATGTTTCGTGCCATCTTTGCTTGCTCTGGTGATTTCCATTTACCTGTTGTAAGACCTTCGTCCATACCTTCTTTAGCTATTCTTAAACAATCTTCACTTCCTGATGCAAAACCAATACGTCCACCTTCTGCAGCTGCTTTTCCTACTTTACATTTGTTAGTTATTGTTCCGGCAAATTCTAAAAGATTATTTTCTAGTTTAGTAGCTCTTTGATAAGATTTTTCTAATAAATCTTTTTGTGTTTTAGGTAGATTTTTTTGTTCGTAAACATTTTTAACTGCTTGATAGTACGGAGACTTTGTTGCTAAAGTTTCTGTAGCACCTTTTTCTAAAACAGTTGATGCTTGATTTACAAAATAATTTTTTAAATTTTTAGAATAGTTAGATCCTGTTCCAGTGGATAAATCACCTAAAAGTTCTTTTTTTAATTTTGATTTTAAATTTCTATTATCAAACGTTCTATCTATTGCACCTAATGAAATATTTAATCTTCTATCCATAGCTCTTAAATTTCTAAAAGGATGGTCTGCTACACCTTTAAAATGATCTAAATCTAAACCAAAAACATTTTGACCTGTATAACCGTATTTTTTATAAATTTGTTTTACTAAATCATTATAATTAGTTTTTTTACCTGTTACTGGATTAGTAACTTTAGTATCTGATATTTCTTTTATAACATTGTATTGATCTGTTACTTCATTAAATATTCCAGAAGCATCTGCTATTGGTCCTGTTACAGAAACACTTCCTTTAGGTTTACCATTATAACTCCACATAACATCGGACTCTGATGGAATTTTAAATTGAACTTCACCTAGTTTTAATTTTAAACCAGATTTCCATTTTATAGGTTTTCCATTTTTATCATAAAATTCTATTAATGATTTTTCTGGAGTACCATTATAATTATTTCTATGCCAGTGTTGTTTGGCATAATCAAACATGTATCTTTTTAGACCTGAAAACTGAGTGTTTTTTCCACTAAACGTAACTCCACCATCTATTTTATATTTTGCGTCATCTAATATTTCTTGTATAGATAAACCAGGCGTTCTACTACTTTTTGCACCAGCAGTAAAAGCGTAGTCTAATAATTTTTTATTTTTTTTGTAAAATTTATTTTCATTAAAAGCTTGTTTCCAAGCACTACCGGCTTTGTTTCCAAACTGTGATCTTCCAATTATATTTCCAACTGTTTTTTTAAGACTGTCGTCTATAATCATATCACCATCTACAACGCTACTTATGGCTCTATCTACTTTTATTTTGGTTTGATTTTTTAAACCATCAGATACTAATTGTTGAATATCTGATGTTAGTTGTGCAGATCTTGATGCTCCTAATCTGTCATAAACAAATTGATTTGGCACAATTGCATCAACTTTCATTGCTTCATTAATTAAATTTCCAGCAACTTTTTTTCTAACTTTCGTTAAATCTCTGTAGTCTATTTTATTTTTATAGATTTGTCTCAACACCTGATCTTGTTCAGATTTTTTTTTAAACCTATCTTTAACATATGTTTCTAGATATTTTACATCTCTTAAATCATTATTGGTTATAGCTGAATCTACAATTTCATTATAATCTTTTACAACAGATTGTGCTTTTTCTAAAAGCTCTGGATACTGAACCCCTGTTGTTCCTTTTTTAAAATCTTTTTCTTTAACAACTTCTTTTGCTTTTTTTAAAGTAGGATACATTCCACTAAAAGGTTCATTTAATCTAGATTTTTTTACTTTCACTCTGTAAGGATTAGTTTTACTACCTGACTTTGTTATAAAGTCTGGAAGACCACTATACCCGGGCCGTGATCCGTCGGCATTGGGTTGTACTAGCTGGCCTTGATTGTACATGTTCCGTGGTCCAGGGACCTTGGAGCTTGGATTGTAGTCATCCTCAAAGGTATATAAAATTTCTTCTATGTCCATTATTCACCTAACATAGTTGTAAGACCGCCTTGAGCCTGTAGCTTACGTTTATCTTTTCCAGTAGTCATATTTTTAATCATCATTTCTACGTCCATAATTGCATCATCCGGATTTACTTTGTCATAAATACTTAATCTTTCTAAACGATTTTCTTTCATTGCATTACGTTTTATAGAGTCAGCTATTTCTTTTGCAACATCTTCCATACCAATAGGAGCTGTTGCTATTGTTTCTTCTACTATAGCTCTATTATTATCTAAAAATTTTTTATCTGATTTTATAATATTTAAAAGATGTTTAACATATTCTGTTCTATTATTTTGTAGTTCAGATATTTCGCTTTTTCCCATAAGATTTTTTATGTTTGAAGGAAGTGATTTAGGATTTATATCTTTTAAAATTTGAGAACCCATTATTCCTTTGTCTTTAGCAAAATAATTTATAAGAGCTTTTAGAGCGTCTCCACCACCTTTTAGTTCTATACGGCCGCCTTCAGCATTTTTACTTACACCGTCAATGTCAAAGTCTTTTAGTTTTCTAAGGTTGTTAGATTCTTCTATCATTTCTATTTTATTTTTGTAATCTCGACCACTACCTAGTCTAATTAGTTGTCCTTCAATACCTGCAGTGTCACCACTACCTACAATAAAATCTTCTACCATTTCATCATCCATGTGAGGCAAGAATTTTTGCATATACATTTTTAAACCTTCTTTGTCTTTTTTTCTAAACATCTCTACAACTTCTAACATTCCTCTGTGCATCTCAGGATCGTTTTCAATCATGTTTTTAAATTTTTCTTTACCAAATACTTTCTCTAAAAATCTACGTGATGAACCTGTAATACCAAGTTTAGACAGACCACCTATATTATAATTAATACGGCCGCCGTCTGCTTTTTTAAGTGTCATAGAATCAGGATCACCTACCTCTTCTAAAATCTCATCTATGCTATCTAGGCCATCTTCAGAATCTCTTAGTTTACCTTCAGCATCTGGTCTTACGGTGTACTCATCGTATTCAGGAGGAGGTTTTCTACCTTTTGTTGTTTCATCAGCCATGCCTGGTTTATAAACAATATACTCATCTGATATTATACCGTCTTGATCGTAAAAAGATCCTTCGTTTCTTTTTTTAATTACAATATCTCCTGTTGCAACATCTTCAGTCATTTCAAAATCTTTATATCTCTTAACAATCTCTCTGTCTTTAGTTGCAGCTTTTTCTGTTACATCGTCACCCATAAATTTAATTTTTTCTACTAATTTAAAAAAGTATGGTGGAGGATAATTTCCTGC